AGATCAAGCGGAGAGTTGTTTGAAACTCCACAACACATGTACATGATGATTGCGGCAACACTATTTGCTAACTATCCTAAAGAAGATAGGTTACATTATGTAAGGAGATACTATGACTCGACCTCACTTTTTAAAATCAATATCCCAACGCCGGTCATGGCCGGAGTGCGTACTCCAGTTAGGCAGTTTGCCTCTTGTGTGCTTGTTGACAGTGACGACACGCTCGATTCGATCTTTGCGTCGGACATGTCCATCGGTAGATACACAGCTCAAAGAGCTGGTATCGGTATTAACGCAGGACGTATCAGAGGAGTCAACTCAAAAATCAGAGGAGGAGAAGTTGCACACACAGGTGTAGTTCCGTTCCTTAAGAAGTTTGAAGCAACTGTACGTTGTTGTACACAAAATGGTGTACGTGGTGGAAGTGCTACTACACACTTCCCGTTTTGGCATCAAGAGATTGAAGACATCCTTGTACTAAAGAACAACAAAGGTACTGAAGACAATCGTGTACGTAAGTTAGATTATTCAATTCAGCTTAATAAAACTATGTATGAAAGATTATTAACCAGCGGCAATATTACTCTTTTCTCGCCACACGATGTGCCAGGATTATACGAAGCATACTTTGGAGATGCAGAAAAATTTAAAGAACTATATGAGTCTTATGAACGTAAGACTAGTATTAAGAAAAAAGTTATTCCAGCAATGGATCTGTTTAGTGCATTGATTAAAGAACGTGCAGAAACAGGACGCATTTATATTATGAATGTTGATCACTGTAATACACACAGTTCTTTCAAAGACAAAGTATACATGAGTAATTTGTGTCAAGAGATTACACTACCTACTAAGCCACTTAATCACATTGACGATGAAGATGGAGAAATTGCATTGTGTATCTTAAGTGCTATCAACGTAGGTGTTATCAAAGACTTAGACGACTTAGAAGAACTATGTGAACTAGCAGTAAGAGCATTAGAAGAAATTATTGATTATCAGAAATATCCTATTAAGGCGGCTGAAAAGTCAACTAAAGCAAGACGTTCATTAGGTATAGGATATATTGGCCTTGCACACTATCTTGCAAAGCATCAGTTAGCATACAATCACAAAAGAGCTTGGAAAAAAGTACATGAGCTAACAGAAGCGTTCCAATACTATTTGTTAAAAGCAAGTAACACACTTGCACAAGAACGTGGTGCATGTGATTACTTTGGACAAACTAAATATAGTGACGGTATACTACCAATCGATACTTACAAAAAAGAAGTCGATGAGCTAGGAGACTTTAAGTTAAAATATGATTGGGATTCTTTACGAGCATCTATCAAGGAACACGGGTTACGGCACTCAACATTGTCCGCACAAATGCCATCAGAGAGCAGTTCCGTTGTGTCGAACGCAACAAACGGAATCGAACCACCTAGAGGCTACTTGTCCGTTAAGAAAAGTAAAAAAGGGCCTCTTAAGCAGGTTGTTCCACAGTATACTACACTAAAGCAACACTACACATTATTATGGGATATGCCAAGTAACGAAGGTTACATTAATATCGTAGCAGTAATGCAAAAGTTCTTTGATCAAGCAATTAGTGGTAACTGGAGTTACAATCCAACACACTTTGACAATAATGAAGTGCCTATGAGTGTTATGATAGGTGATTTGTTAAACACGTATAAGTATGGATGGAAAACATCATACTACCAAAACACTTATGATTATAAAACAGACGGCGAAATAGCATTTGAAGATGCAAAACAAGAACCACTGGCTAGAGAAGAATTTTCAGGGTCGGACGAAGAATATGAAGAACATTGTGAGGCTTGTGCAATTTAAAGGTTGACATGCTTATACAATGATGTTATTATAGTAGAGTTATGAGATAAAGGAAAAGAGATGGCTAAAACAGTATTTAATCAAGAGAAGGTAGACTTCACCAAAGCACATATGTTCTTTGGACCTGACCAAAACACACAACGATATGATGTGTTTAAATTCCCAGAGTTTGACAAATTGAATCAAACTATGCTAGGATATTTTTGGAGACCAGAAGAAGTTAGTTTGCAAAAAGATAGAGCAGACTTTGCTAACTTTAGACCAGAACAAAAACATATCTTTACTAGTAACCTAAAGTATCAAACACTACTTGATAGTGTACAAGGACGTGGTCCTAGTTTGGCTTTCTTGCCACACGTATCACTTCCTGAATTAGAAGGTTGTATTGTTACTTGGGACTTCTTTGAAACTATTCATAGTCGTTCATATACACATATTATGAAAAACGTGTATGCAGATCCTAGTGAAGTATTTGATACTATCTTAGATGATAAAGAAATTCTAAAACGTGCTACCGCAGTTACTAAAAACTACGATGCATTTACAGAAGCGGCGGATGCCTTTATCCATCGTAAGGAAGGCAACATGCGTGATGTTAAGAAGAAACTATTCTTAGCAATGCACAATGTTAATATCCTAGAAGGACTACGTTTTTATGTTTCCTTCGCTTGCACATTTGCCTTTGCTGAATCCAAAGTTATGGAAGGCAGTGCAAAAATTATTTCGTTAATTGCAAGAGACGAAGCAACGCACTTGAACCTATCAACTTCTATTCTTAAGAATTGGATCAAAGGACTCGACGATAAAGAGTTTGCTGATATTGCTAAAGAGTGTGAAGAAGAAGTATTAGAGATGTGGCGTACTTGCGTTGATGAAGAAAAGGCGTGGGCAGACTATTTGTTTAAGGACGGTGCTATCATTGGACTTAATGAAGAACTGTTGTATCATTATGTAGAATATATTGCTAACCGCAGACTAAAAGCATTAGGTTACAAACCAATCTATGATCGTCCACTTAATAATAACCCACTACCTTGGACACAACATTGGTTGAGTTCGTCAGGATTACAAGTGGCTCCACAAGAGACTGAAGTAGAGTCATATATCATTGGCGGTATTAAACAAGATGTAGACAAGGATTCATTGAAAGGATTTAGTCTATAATGCAAGAAGTAATAGTCTATAGTAAACCGCATTGTCCCTCTTGTGTAAAAGCAAAGGCATTGTTTGATAATTTGAATGTTGAATACAAAACATTTACACTTGGTACTGATATTCAGCCAAGTGAACTTATGGCACTCTTTGAAGAAAAAGGATTGCCAGCACCAAGAACTGCTCCACAAGTTTTTATAGGTGATCAACATATAGGAGGCTACGAACAGCTAGTTTCTTATATTGAGACAACCGGATGGAATGGAACAGGCGAAAGTTTAGGATAAAATATGTTATTAGAAAACACATATAAAGACGGCGATACAATTAGTTTTAAAACTGTAGCAGGTGAAGAAGTAATTGCACGCCTAGTTAAAAAAGAAACAGATTCAATGAAGGTTAAGAAGCCTATGGCTCTTACTATGACTAAAGACGGAATTGGCATGGTGCCATTTACTTTTACTGTTGGTCGCGATAGTGAACTAGATATTAACTTATCAACTATTGTGTTTATTGCTAAGACTGAAAAAGGAATGGCAGACCAATACATTGAATCAACAACCGGCATAAAGATTAACTAACAAAGGAGATAAAGATGTCAACAATACATGAACAAATCGTTGCACAGTACGAATCGTACCTAGCAGAGAACGAAAAATTTGAAGGCGGTACTAAAGCGGCCGCGGCTAGAGCAAGAAAAGCTCTAGGTGAAATGGGTAAACTTGCAAAAGCAAAGCGAGCTGAAATCCAAGATAAAAAAAATAATATGTAATAAATACTACAGGGCGTAAGAGTTATTTTTACGCCCTGTACACTTAATGAAGGGCAACACATGAAGCAGGGCAAATTAAAATGGTACAATCACGTAAAGGGTTACGGATTTATATCACGTGAAGAAGGACAAGCAGACTTGTTCGTACACATTTCAGAGTTTCGCAAAGCAGGCGTAAAGAAGGTAGTTGAAGGCATGGTCATCGACTACGAACTTGACGACCACAACGGTAAACCCGTTGCAGTTGATATAGCAGTCATTCACACACCAGAACAGTAAAGGATAGTCCACAGTATGGAAGGTTTAATAATTCTATATGGACTACTTGTAAAGCATGCCATTGCTGATTTGGCGATACAATCTTTTCGAAAAACTCCAGGAGATAAAAGCGACCTTAGAAGCCTTAAGGGATATATCCATGCGGCTGATCATGCAGGACTTACTTTTGTAGTCATAGCTCTACTAACTAATAATGCTCTTATGTCAATCTCAATAGCATTGTTAGATTACGTACTTCATTTTATTATTGATTATATTAAGACAAGAATAATCAAAAGATACAAATGGACAACAGACCAAAAAGCATATTGGGTAACACAAGCAATAGACCAAATACTACATTATACTTGTTATCTTTCTTACATTCTTATCTTGACATCTATCTAAAAAGACTGTATAAATATATATGTAACGTTGAAGCAATTCAAACGCTATACAGGACCCCGGGGCGGTACCGGGCAGGTCCACCATAAACACATTAAGCACACACCAAATAGTGTGCTTATGATGGGCCTGAAATAGGATCGACTGGTAGTTAATAGATGTTGTGGAGTTGCCCGGATGTAAGCTCGGTTAACGCGAACGAAACTTATAATTGCAAACGCAAATATAAACAACGGCGAATTTACTTTCGTGAACTTCGGTGCACTTAATGACTTTGCTGTCAATGAGGATTTTGCCTTAGCGGCATAATCGCTCGGGGTTGGCGACTTACCTAGCAACAGAAAAGTCGCACTTTAACTTAATTACATATCATTATAAATACTTCGTGCCAGAAATTGCACAAACTATCTAATGAGTAGATAACTATATTTTGTAGACAGAAACGATCTACACTTTTATATAAAAGAGGAAATAAAATAAATGAAAAAGACTTTAATAACCGCCGCTTTAGTGGCGATGTTAGGGACATCTGTTATGGCAGATGACTTTGATAATACTGCTATGAAGATGACAGCAGTAACAGACAACTATTCGATTAGTGTTAAATCACCTAAAACTGGCGCAACAGAATTTGCAATAGGCAGTGAAGTAGCATCACTAGACACAACTGTAACATGGAAGCGTAACGGAGACGTAGATAATTACTCAGTAAAAGCTGGTAAGTCTATGGACCTTGGACTAACTCCATTATATGCAGGAGCTTCAGCTAAATTTAGTTTTGGCGACAGTTTTACATCAGACACACGTACAATGGATCTTTCACCGTACGTTGGTGTAGCACATGCTATGGGTAAGTTAACACCATTTGCAGAAGTAGGTTATGCATGGCAATCAACACAAAAAGATATCTTAGATATTGATCGTAATTCGTCTTACGTAGAA